GTAATTGATGCGTTCTTTCCAAATATTACCTCCCTACCGGACAAGTCGTTAATCGAAAGACAATCTCCGGTTGAATTATAAACAAAGAAATGGTTTTCATCTCGGCTGTTGTAAAATAATGACCCACTCAAACCAATAATAACCAGTGAACCCGAATATGGGAAGCCTGTTGCATCTTCAACAACTAACATATTCCCAGCATCAACTTTGATGGTAGTCCTTGAGCCAAGCGTAGTCATTGTATGATCTGGTTGGGCACGCACAGCAATCTCATCGTTTGCCATTCTCAAATACGGTCGCATTCTCTTGAATTGATTTGTATAATTCAATCCCGTTTGCACTTCTGTTTGAGATACAATATCACCACCACCGGGATGTGTGCTTTGAGAATATCTTGCATCAATCTTGGTGTCTAATTGTCCGTCTTGATTTCGTCTTGCCGCATCGGATTTGAAGTGTTGAAGCATGTTAGCACTGGGTATTAGATGCCAAACTTCATTTCGATTGTTCCCATCCGGCCATGTCATGACTGGTGATCTATCTTCACTTGCTGTAATAGGTTCAATGTTACCATAGGTTTTGTTGCTGTTTAACTCAAACATGCCGTATCTCTTATCACGGGTGAATGGCTGGTGGGTGTTACCCGTTTGCGACAGTGTGCTAAACCCACCAAGCAACCATCCGTCTTGACCCAAATCAATGCCACCACCTTGTTGCCTTGACGACCAGCCAAAGACTTTCAATGGCCTTACCATACGCATGATGTAGTGTGCTTCTTTACGCACTGGTTGTAAAGTCGCTGACGACTGTGGTGCATTGAATCCAGTGTTGCTAAGGGCACCGCTTATATCTCCAACTGGCGTAATTGAGCGAACCCTGTTACTGTTTTCTTCATACTCTAACCATTCTCGCTTCAAAATATACACACCACCCCACGGTGGTAAATCACCACAGCCTCTTACAGCCCAATGGTCTTTTATGTATTCAGTAAAGTTAGATACTGTATCGCTCAATGTTGGACTACCTAGATCGGCTTTACCATTCAAAATCCATTCGGGATAAGATGTCCTTTGGTTAGTGCCCAATCCATCCGGACCTCCGTATGTTCGTTCAAAGGTCGAAGCATTGGTTCTTGATGAACCAGCGTTCTTTGACATAACAGTTTCAGTAACATAAGATGGAGTCAATGGGAATTGCTGTCCTACCGCTAAATCACTGTGTAAAGAAACAGCCTTTGTGCTGGTAACAAGATATTCTTCATTCTTGTTGTCTTTCCTTTCGCTATTAGTTTCGACAACCATACCAAGTCTTGGTGATAAGTCGGATTGGACTTGTCTGTGATCGGCTATCTCGGATAATGGAATTGGCATTACGCCTCTTTCAGCACTTGTTCCGCCCGTAGCGTCTTTCATGTTTAATGACCGACCCCAATTGTTGGCTGGATAGTGGATTAAATCTCCACTGCTTTGAGCATTGTCTGTTGGGTGTGCGTTGATATGCAGGTTGTTTCCTTTGGGTGTGGCTTGACTAATTGGATCGGAACCTTTATTCAACACTTTAGCATGTAAGAATTTAGCATTCGCACCTGTTAAATCCGTTTTGTTTGTTCTTTCAGCAGTGATTATACCTGCTGGCATCGCTTTGGGAGATACCATACCTAAACTTTCAATTTCTAATGTCCTACCCATACCGACCTTTCTTTCCTTTGGAGTCCACTTATCGTTAGACAACCTTGTGTAGCCTTGTAAATCAAATGCTTCGTTAGTGTGTTCGCTCATTACTACACCAATAGGAACGGTTCTATGTATTCCATCATTCAGTGCTGATGTTTGCCAATCGCCACCAACAGGCAATTTGTTCATGGTGTCATGTATTCCTCCGTCAAACCTACCCGAAGCCTGTATCTTTTGTTGATTGACGGCATCAACATTGGGCTTACCGGCAAGCATGTTCAAAGCATCGCTACCGCTTCGGAAACCAAAGGCTCTTACTGGCAACCTACGACTCCAATCAACAGCAACCATAGGATTTCTTACTGATGTTACCTCATTCCAAACATCATTGTTTTGACTATTATCCATGTCCAAAATAGAACGGAGAATGTTCTTTGTTGGGTTTAAGCCATCACCTATGCCCTCACCACGACTCTTTCTCCTTGTGTAACCGTAGTAAGAAAAGTGTGGTCGCAATTCAAGTGTTCCTTCGGCTTCATTAATACCATCATGCCCCATCAAAACTGCACCTGCGGCTCTTTGACCCAAAACACTGCCGTGCCCTGCGGCAAGGAGTCCGTTGTAGCCGTAATTCTGTAACCACTGGAACGCATATAGCCTCTCAAACGGCATAGAAACCTTTGGTGTTCCTTCTTGTTGGTTTCCACCCGCCTCAACATTTGCATTTCTTAACATCAAGCCCCGTAGTGGAGGACTGTTGATACCCTTCGGCATACCTGCACTTCTATACCGGAATGTCATGTAATGCTCACGGCTTGTGCCAAACAGTGCAGGGTGGCTATACTCCGCAAGCCATGTGCATAGGAAAGCATCGGGGGTAGCACCGGAGTTAGTGCCATCAGCCTTGACTAAAGCCAAGTCATTGTGTTCAGCATTTCTATCAAAATCACTTGACGATGCCAAGACTTGTCTTTTTGGTATTGGTGAAGCGGAGGCATTCACAAGATCTGGGTCATGTGCTATAAGAGGCGGCACCGTTCCTAACTCCGTTCCTACACGGGGTTGTAACCAACCAGCAGGGTGTCCATAATATGTGTTAGTGCATCGGATTTGCAGACCGCCGCTTTCTTTCTTTTGGAAGTTTTGTAAAGAAGGCTGTGGGCGACCGCCCATCAATAAATACTGACTTACGATAAAGCCATTTAATGTAAATTCTTCACCTGCGTTGTGTCTATTTCCTACAACTCTTGATGTTGCTAAATCTAAAGCCACAGCCGCATTGTGAGAGGCATTACCATACCCACCAAAATTCTGTAATTCTTTTCCTATAACGCCTTGAACAAAGTGTTGTTGTTCTTTAGCACCTTCTGTGTTAGTGTGTTCTTGACCCGGTGCGAATAAAATGTCATAGTTATCTTTTGGCGCACTACCGAAATACTGATGATGGCGAGGCAAAGTGTTATTTTTGATTTCACCATGTGGTAATCCATCAGCCGAGAAAGAACCTGCGTTAGAAGAATGACCCCTTACTTCTAATGTATCAAGATAATAAGATGTTGCACCTTGATTGCTATTTGCTGATTGGAAGCCCCAGTGTTTGTTCTCGGACTCGGCTTCAAACATCAAGGAATAAGCCGAACCACTTGACCGATGCAATTGCCTACGCATAGAAATTGGTGTTCCTCTTACCGTCATTGGCGTTACGAATGAATGCCCCTGCCTACCAAATCTAATTCGGTGGTGTGCTAATTTGTATGGTGCTAAACCTGCATTACCATCAAGCACTGAACCCCTTTCCACATGATCTGATAATCTATGAGATGCAAACAGTCGTGTGGTGCCGCTTGGTTTAGCACCGGGTGTATTGTTCAAGTCTAAACCAAATTTGCTGGTCAAAGTATCGTGAAGAATACGAACAGGATGGAAATGGAGAACCATATCGTTTGTGTCAAACTGTGAGGCTTCGTCTATTGTTGAATATGGACTTAGCCCAGCCTCAATTACCCCCGCTTTATCGGGTCTTGGTATGCTCAAACCACCCATTCCCCAAGATAAGTGTCGCCATGCTTGCACCCTATCATGACCGGAATATACAATTATGTTACCCGGTATCTCATCTTGACTTGGCAAGCGCAATTGCAGGTTCGATTCTATACCACTGTTTGGAGATGAAGGCAGTGTAGTTTCTTGTTTGGTTGCAGGATCTATTCGTGATTGTTTGTAATTGTAATCTCTAATGACTGTGCCAAAAGGTGAGCCACCTTCAAGAATTAACTGGGCACCAGTATCGTCAACTACTGGTAGTGAATCAAAGACCATTTCTTCATTTGGTATCTGTAATCCTTTGATTTGTTCAGTGTTGACATCCCTTACAATTCTATATGGCCTATGCACATACCCAGCGTTAAGGTGCGGTTGTCCGTTTGTTGATGTTAATGTTGACAAAACGCCCGATTTCAAACTATATTGACGCAGTGCTTGATGTTTGTCTATATCACCCGTTGTCATGTTTGTAAATTCGGTGTGTTCATCAGCGTTTCCGTCACGCAACTCGGAGAATCGTGAATCTAAAACCCCACCATCTTCAAACGCAACTTTCCATTTACTCGTTTCTTTACCTTTGAAAAGCATCTCACCGTGTCGAAGCGTGGTGGCGACATTTTGGGTTAATGTTATTGTCGGTGTCGCACGGAACAAAAGTGTGTCTGTTGGTATATCTTCAACAAGACTGGAAAACAGTAATCGTGAAAATGTAACACCGTTGACTACTCTTTCATCTAACACACCACTAATGACACCATACAATTTACCTTGAGAATCAACTAATTGACCCAAATTCCCTACGGTTCGGTTGACATAATCCGTCAATTCCATGTCGCCGCCAAAGGTTTGATTGTCAATACTTTTGATACCTACACTGGATTTCACAACCAAATGTCTGTTAGTCGTAGCGTGTTCAGTGGTATAGGATTGTAATGTGCTTGTAGCATTTTCATAATCCATCGTTGGCTTATACAATGACATCCCTTTAGTCAAACTTGTTTGGTTAGTGCCGGGTGTTAGGTTCTCAAGGTTGGCGGGATCGCCAAATGTAAGTGACTGTGGCGTAAGTGATTCTCCGTATATTGGTTCACCGGGTGTTAATCTTAAATTAACATTTTCAACACCACTCATTCTGTAAGTATGGGTGCTGGTGCTTAGGTTGCTTGCTAATGATATTGTCCATTGACTGGTTTTTCTTGTTCTAAGACCAAACTGATAAGGCACTATTGTCAAACCAATTTGGTTTTGTTCAGCAAGGGTTATTCGTGTTTTTGTTACGCTTGATACCGTGCCCACTTCCGTTCCAGTATTTGTTTCTAAGATAGCACCCGGAACAACCCCTATTTGCCTTAAATCTTGCATAATTGTGTTAGGCTCAAATTCCAACTGTGTGGTTGACAACTGCGGAACAACAGTGCCCGCACCTAAACCCATAGAAGCCTGTGACATAAAAGCGTTAAGAGGCCGAGAATAAGATGTTTGTTGAATTTCCGATATTGTTCCAATGTATGCCGGTGTGTATAACACTTGACCATTAGCCAAACCTTGATTGGTTGCTGAATGTAGCACTATTGTTGTAGTGTTGACGCTTTTCACAATTCCTAACAATATGTTGGTTTGACCTGCGACTTTGTATAGAGGTTCGCCTACCTTGATACGGTCGCCATACTGACCTGCTGATGTTGGATCAGTGGTTCCGAAACCAGTGTTCACTGTAATTGTGTCCGAGCCGTTAAATGAATTGACTGTAACGCCTGTGCTATACAATGTGTGTGTTGAATATATCCTTTCACCTTCATGAAACAACAAGTTAGGATCAGTGTTCGCCACTGCTATGGTGTTTATGTCTTGCTGACTACTTGGCTCTATCGCATTACCGGATTCTGCATAAATTAGACAACCATTATTCGATATACCCGGTGCGTATCGCTTTACAATATTTGTTATAGGTATTGTTCCAATTAAAGCATCATTATCCTTTCTAACTTCATCTCCTTGATTGAAAACAGCATTCGCTTCACCACCTTCTTGGTCGGCCACTATTGTGCTTAAATCCCCAACTGAATGGCTATTACCGCTTGGGTTTGGGTTGAATGTTCTGCCTTGTGTTCGGTAATGATGAGTGCCGACATTCATACTACTGTCTATGTTTTTCGGTCCTACTGCTCTTAAACCCGTTGGTGTAATTTCGCTAATAGATGATATTGTTCCTATTTCAACAGCATCGGAATTGTAAATTTTGTCGCCATCTTCAAAATGGGCTTTGATGGTGGTTGAAGGTGTTAAGACTGGAATACTTGTGCCGGTTGTTATGTTGGCATTGGCAGAAACCACACAGTTTGTGCTGAACGGTCCGGCTGTGTCCAATTCGGTGCCGTGTTCATTGTCTGTAATATACAAGGCATCGTTATTGATAACTGCGTTATCTGCTTGATTGGTTCCTCGCCATTGATACGGATCGATTTCGCTTGAACCCATGATATTGGGTCCGTCGAATGGCATATCGGGTGGTGGCATGTCGGGCATAGTGCATGAGTTAAGACCCTCTATGGAGAATCGAGAATATCCATGCCCTACGCTGTGAGTTTGAGGCTGTGCCCCCCTTGAATCAGCATTTACATTTGGCAACCCCATGTTGCCTCCATCCATTGGCTTTGCTGTCAAATGCCATACTGGTAAATCAACACCAAGACCTTGAACAATCGGACCTCCGTTTGCTGTTCCCCAATATCCACCACCTGTTGGAGTATCTTGTTCCCATGAAACGACAACAGTGTGTTGTTCACTGGTTTCATTATCAATCAAGAATACTGGTTGTGAAGATCCTATATTGATGTGTTCGACATTTCCTACTACTCCGGTAGTCGTTTCTATTTTCGTAATGTTGAATGAAATGGTTGTTTCGCTGTCTATTTCATATCCATCGTATGTTAGCGTATAGACACTAACTGGTTGACCACCATCATCTTGAATTGGTGAATTAGGATTACCTCTAATCGTGCCACGCTTAGGAATGTCGGTTGGCATATTAAGATTGTAACCTGTAAATGTTCGCCTGTTGGGGGTGCCTATTTGTAGCATACGCAATAAGCCGCCTCTAACCGGTTGAGCGTTGCTCAAATCCACTGCAATCGGCTCATAGAACCTAATTTCTCCACCTTGTATTTCCATTATCTTTCCTATGTATTCATTGTTTAGTGTATATAGGCTGGTGTTTGGTGACAAATAACCACCAATACCGTAATTGAAAGTTAATGTTGTTGTTGAACCAGCAACATGGTTTCCGCTTACCTGTAATACACCTTGACCAACATCCAAACCAGCACCCCATACCTTAATCGGTGCATTTCCAATACCGCTACCATACGCACCATATTGCTTATTGCCGGACATTTTTGTATATCTTGCTCTAAGATACCTACTGACAGAATGCTGGCCTATTTGCCTGTGCCTACTTGAATTGATATGTGATGCGATAAGTCGTGCCGCTTCTTCTGTTCCTAAATTAAATGTTTTTGCTGGTATGGATGAACCGTTTGCTCTTGCTGTTGCGTTAGCCTCCGCCGCCCTTTTCAAATCAATCAACTGAAAGTTTGTTCCATTCCTGTTGTCCTCTCCATTAGTTTGACCAGCAGTGCTGTCATTTGCTAAAGGTGTTCTAATCAAGAAATTAATACCCAACTGATTGGTTCCGTTCTTAGCGAATGTCATGTCGGTTGGATCTTCATACGCAGTATCGGGATAAGTGAAATGGAGGCTGAAATAACCACTGGCCGTAACACCATTGTCTGTTCCTACTGCTGTCAATTCAGCCGGAAACTCCCGCTTCATGAAAGACAGTCTTTCGCCCATGTTATCACCAAGTGTTCCTCGCATTATAGAGATTGGTGACTTGTTGTGATGTCATACCGTAATTCCACATAGCCATCTCACTAAGCACACCTTTCCAATATCTTGGGTCGTCATTACCATTACCTGTGGTTCCTTTATAGTAACCCGGAAATGATGTCGGGTGCAAAAGATCTATACCAACACAGTGCATGTATGAGGCTTTACCAAAAAGACCACTTGCTAACGCATTACCGACACCAATAGTTTGTGGCAAGTGCCTTCCACTATCCAACCCTAACGGTTCCGATAAAGTCCACGGTGCATCTGCTGGAATTGCGCCGTTAACATAAAGGATAGCCTGTGCTGATGTCGGACTTCTTGTGATAACTATGTGTTGATATTCGTCTTTTGGTCTATCAGTTATTTCGGCTGATAGCCTAACAGTGGTGCCGTTAGTATGCGGTGTCATTACTATAACACGATAAGAAAATACCCCACTTGAAGAACCCTGCTTTGAAAGTATTGACACACCTAACCCTTTGTAATCGGTTGCCCCTGTGTTAATAAAACCGTGATACACCGGACCGTTACCCCATGCTTGATTAGACCAATTGCCAGTGTTACCCGGCTTGAAAAAGAAAGAAAAGGTATATTGTGATTCCGTATTGTCAACCCATTCTCTTTGCATGGGCACTAAACTTGGCACTTGAACCGTGTTAGAATTATTATTCGTTACCAAGTCTTTGTCGTGCAAAGCAATTGCGAATGCTGATGTGTGACCGTTGGATAACACCCCTTTACAACTCGGATCTGCTGTTGGTCCGGCCACTAATGCAACACTGTCGCTTCGATTGACATACACTTTAGAGCCATGAATTGTGTCTATGGCTAACTTCTTTCTTGCCTGTGGCTGTCCTAATTCCTCTTGGCTCATTGGCAAATACCAAACACATGTATTCCTTGCATCTAATTTATTGGCGGCATCGGGCAAAGCCCCAGTGACAACTGTGTTCACTTGATGGTGCATCCCACGATATGTGTTGGAATTTACAGTATCTTCATTCTTCAACTCACTAAAGTCAAGCACTGCGGCTGATGTTTGCACACCTTCTAAGTTTTGGAAACCACTGTGCCCAGCCGGACCTTTAGAATAGTGGTGTGTATAGAAGTCGCTGTAATCATTATCGGTTCCGTCGCTAATGTCGAATGTTACGCCAGTGTGCCCACCACCAAAGAATAGAATACCATTAGCATCAACAAGTGGGTTCAATAGTTTGATAGGCACTTCTTTCAATGCCCCTGTGTTATCGTAAAACAAATCTTTCCACTTCTTGCCTAATGTTTTATCCAAAGGCTGTGTATTGAACAAACCAATACAAGAACCAACTCCGGAAACTTTGCTGGGTGGGTTGTTTTGAACACCTGTAACTATACCATCAAACTCTCCTAAATATTCATTATCAACTAAAATCAACGCTTTACGCTCTCTTGTAATTTTTCCTTTGATTCTATACAATATATCCAGTGCTTTGCGCTCAACCATGAGAGTCGGTTGCGATTCGGGGTCATACAACGGCATTGGATTGCCATTTTCAAATTTCGGCAAAGCCACTGTATTGAAACTAAACTCTTGTCCTACACCTTCATAGGTGCGAAGATTGTTGTCGCTATCACTTACTGCCCCATGCACACCGCCTTGAAATGTGGTTATTGGTATATGCGTTTCTCCATCCATTCCTAACGGTAATGGCGCAGGGAATGAACCTGCTTGATAAGAACGGCTGTTGGTAGCCAATAGTCCACCATGCCCTACTGCTTGTATTGGCCTATATGGGTATGGGCTGTTGTTATTCAACCACACTGCAAAATTTCGCCCCGATGCACCCGGCACGGTGCTATGAATTACAATTGACAATCCTTCTTCACCATCCCTGCTTTCAACACCTTGTCCTAAGAATGCTCTCAAATACCCCATGTGAGAGCCAGTGTCAACACTTGCTGGTGCGTCATGATTACCCTTTGCGTTAGTGAACAATGGCGGTGGGTCGAATGCACTACCGCCCTGTAAATTCTTTGCGTTAGGATGTCCGGCTTGGTTTATGCGCCTTATCAATTCATTAACAGCATCTTCAAACTTGCTTACCGTTCCAGCACTTGCTACATCACCTAATTTAATCTTCATTGGCCTAACCCAATCAAGACTAATGCCGTCGCTTCTTTTACCTTTTAATGACAAATAACCACTGCGGCATTCAACGGGCGGAACCAATGGTTTGGTATCTTGCGAATATAGATAATGTCCGGGGTCGAAGGCGAAACCCTCCATATTCGGACCATCATATATTAATACGGTATTTGGGTCATTGGGATCGAGATGTATTCCGCTTCTATCCACCACACCGTTTGTTGTTGTTTTACCAAGTGCAAATGTTTTTTCTAACGGTCCAATAAAAGACTGTGCTACGGTGCTTTCCGTGCTGTTCGCACCTACTGGACCAGCGTTTAGTGCGCTAAAAGTGCCTTCAAGCAAAGTGTTAGTATTAGGAATAACATAATTAAGTGGCGGAAAACCTACTCCAATACCACCTGCGTTAGTCAACCAACTACCCATAACAACAGGCAATCCAGCCGTAATAATACTCTTCAACCCAGCATAATTTAAGTTATCATCATCAAAGTCTTGGTATGCGTTAAAGTATAATCTGCTTTCGGTGCCGACTGTTAGTGCTTGATGTATGTGTAATCGTATGCCTTTTTCACTGATGATGCCCTCCCCTACGGTTACTACAAAACCCGTATTGTCAAATGGTTCTGTTGCTAAGGGGGCAGTGACATAATTCCCACTGGTAGTGCCGTCAAATCCACCTTCTCCATGCAAATTGCCTTGTATGAAAGGTAAGATTGAGTCAACTAAAAGGTATGTGCCAAAGTGCGAAAAGTCGGCATTGTTGTTACCTCCACCAAGCACAACTTGTGTGTCGCTGGCCGCACCACTGTATGATGCGGCACGGGTGAAAGTGGATGATGATTCACGCATGGCTCTTATCCAAAAACCACTTACAACTTCATTGATGGTTAATGCTTGGACTTTATTTTTAGCCCCCCAATCAATAGCGTTTCGGCTTTCATAGTCTTTCATCTGTGGTCTATTCATAGCCGTCATTGTGGCATCCAACACCAATTCCATAGATCTGTTAGCGGGTAATGGTGAACGCTTTTTAGTGCTGGTCGCTAAACGCTGTTCAACATCGAAAAACATTGATGGGAATAGTGGCAACTCAACTAAAGCACGGGTGGATGCGTAATAGGTTGATGTTTGCTTATCATTTCGCACCGATGGGTTATCCGCACCAATCACCTTATCTTTCCATACAGGCAAGAAAGAATGCTCGGTTCTATCGGGCTTGATGTCAATACCACCTTGCCCTAACCCAGCCATCGTTAGGCTCACTGACGGTGAACCCAAATCACCTATCTCCTTGATAGCATACCCATCAGTCAATCCAAAATCTCTTTCGGCTATTCTATCTGTTATGTCCATCAATTGTGATTTACCACGAATTAATACACCACCAGTGTTAGACTCACTGTTTGGTGCTATTTCCTCAACACGCCCTTTCATTGTAAGCAACTTGACTTGACATACATGTGGACTATCGCTATTTTGTGTAGTGGAAAGCGATTTGAGAATACCACTTCGTTTGCGGTTCTTGGGGTGTATTAATAATAAATTCAAATCATTATCTTTAACATTGTCAATGATGTCAAATTGTTCAAAGGCTACTGCTCTTACGGATGTTCGGGTTCTATTTATGGGTTGAACAGGGTGATTGCCGTCAACATTACCCGTTGCGGCTGGCACTTTTTCTTTCTTAGGTGAAAGAACGGACAGTGTATGATATGACGATTCACTTTTCTTTACCGGACTAATGGTATTTGCTATCGCTTTCGGTCGCCCGTATGCACTAAACTTAGGATTCAGTTTTACATCTCTTTGGTTTTGAAAGAAAAAACTGTCGTAAATAATTGTGTGAGGGCAATTAGATATGTCAATGAATGGAGAAAGTGTTTGGTCGCCTGTTGGGTTGACCCTCATAACATGGTCTTGAGGGGGCTTGTTGAAATTTGCGGAGGGTAACGATATAAGCCCACCGGGTGCTTCGATGCGAAGAATATCGGGCAACGGTATTGTTGATTCAGGATCGGTTGGGTCGCCCCCGTCTGCGATAAAACGGGCATCTGTGAACGGTCGTTTCAACCAATCAGCAAGTGTTCTATTGCGGATTGCTTGTGTTGAAGTATCTGTAAAAACAGTGTTTGAGTCCGGCACTGTCTTTTCGACAATCAACCAAGATGGTCTTTTCTTGTAAAAACGCTGTGAAGAATTGATACTTACGATGTCATTATGAGCATTTTGAAACTGTGTCCATATTGTTGGGTCAACAATTGTTAGCCAATCCGGTGCATCTTTGTATGCGGCCATCACTTCACCGGTCAAATCTATGGCATTGTAGTGAACCTCAACCACTTTTGGCAAACCGCCTCCAAATTGACATTCATCGGGAATAAATATTTTGGCGATTCTTGACTTCTTTTCGGGTGTCAAGTGTCGTATGTATTCTTGGTTTGTGGGTTTTGTTGGGTCGTTTGTGTCAAACAACGCAGTGTGTTCTGTGTCAAGACCCTTTAACAAAAACGGCCTTATGTCCTCAACAGCGATTGCCAAAATCGAATCAGCAGTGCTTGAAGGATAACTACCGGTTTGGTCGGTAAGTCCTTGACCACCCTGCACAATTATTGATGAAGCATTCTGTCCATTGAGGCTTTCATAACTTGATACAATACTTTCAGTAATCACATCTAAAGCCTCTCCTTGATATACTGTTTCAGTAACATTGATTTTATCGTTTAATGAAACAACACTACCAATAGAAGCATCTTCATAGGTTGACTCAAATCTATCAGCAATACCTTGAACCGTGCGTGTAACCACTTCTTTGTTAGGCTGGGGTAATTGTGCTAAGAAAAAGTGCCCTTCGACCTTATTGTATGTGGTGAAACCACATTGTCCGGCAAAATCGCTAACTGGTTCGGGTAATGTCGTAGCCATACTAAAAGCCGAACCTTCACCAGCCCGCCTTTGTTGGTTGCCCCCATCAACTCCACCCCAATTCAAACCTTGACCCGGTCGTGGTTCTTCGGGTCTTTCGGGTTCTTCGGGTGGTCTTTCGGGTTCTTCGGGTGGCCTTTCCGGTTCTTCTTCTCTCGGCCTTTCCGGTTCTTCTTCTCTCGGCCTTTCCGGTTCTTCTTCGGGCGGTCTTTCCGGTTCTTCTTCTCTTGGCCTTTCCGGATCTTCTTCATGCTCATGCTCGGACATCAAATCCCCCACTTATCTTCAATGTATTGTCTTACATCTGCTATCTCAACATTAGTCAATTCCTTTTTGTAAAACAAAATTTCATGAATTAAAAAGCCACTTGGGGCAGTGCCTTGAAAGCCAAATTCTCCCCTTCCCCTGCTGGCAATAGAACCAAATAAGTTTATTCCAGCATTAAATACTTCGGAGAATGATTGAGGGTTTCCTGTCGGCCAATTGCCTTGCGGATCTTCTAAAACAGGGTGAAACTTAAATTTACTTTGACCGGGATTGCCAGCAAAAAAAGCATTAAAAACTGCCGGATTACCACCTGCTTCGGTATAAAAACGCCATTCACCGGAAAGATTTGTTTGTTGTGGATTACACCGAATAGCGACCATTGTTGGTGTTCCGGCTACTGGTGTTCCAGCCGATGGTAATGCAACCGGACCGAAACCATCAGTCGTCAAGTCCGGACCTGCGTTAGCGTTAGGAAATCCAGCGTTTATTTGCTGGGTTCTCGCACTCAAATCGGGCGTTGTGGAATTATGGAGATTTGACGGTGTTTGGTCGCTGTAAGGCGATGGTGTTATGACAAAAATGAATGTGTATTCACCGTTGGTGTGATTTACTTCATGGTGAAATGCACTAAACTGTTGCTTTCCTTGAGGCACTAACGCAGGGAGGCTTGGAATATAGCCATAATAGCCATTTGGATTATTGGGATCGAACGGTGTCATACCAAATCTGCTACCAAACTTGTTTATCCAACCACTAAGCGCACCTGCACCCCTTCTAATTCTCGGTGGGATCCACATTAATGGGTTTTCATCGGGTTGTAGTGGTGGATTTTCTTCGGAAAATTCATCCGCCCATGCTGAAAGCATCTCATTACTGTGTAAAAAAGGCACATTAGGTTGTCCGTTTTGATTACTGGTGTAATCGCTTAACGCCGCCGCTTTGAGCGAACCCAATCCGTTAGTGGAGGGGTTGTTAGGCACAAAGATCCACGGAAACATAAACATTGGACCGGAATAGAACACTACTTCGGGGTGAAGCGTTGATTTGCTTTTCCACCATGATACTTCATTTACTTGCTTTAGAACAGTTTGACCTTGAGCGTCAAACATATATCGTGGGTCATTACCGTCTAACCAAAGAATCAACTCATCCATAAAAGGTGCGGTGACATCGGCAGGGTTGAATATACCAGTCTGTGCTGTCGGGGTTGTCCTATTTGCTTCCGTGTTTCGTGATGTTTTACTGACCCAATACGCATCGTTTCCAAAGCCCGACTTATCAGTAAAGAATTGACCTTGAGTAAATCTCGCTCTTGTCATTTGGCCTTTCTTTCTCAACTTACCACCGTTGTCAATAATCAAATCGCCATTACCTAATGTGAACCAAACAAGTGTGTTATCGGTATGCTCAAACAAGAAACCTTGAGTATGAGGATCAGCATCGGTATCAGCATCACGCAATATACTGTTTTGCACAATTACCAATCCATTAAGAAAATCCAGTGCTACGATTCTCACCCTTTCGATAGGATTTCCTATTGGCTCTAACGATATTCCACCATCGGTATCATCATCAATAGGGTTGTAAGAATATGAAGTGAAGGGCAAACCGGTGATAGGGTCGGTGCCCGATGTGTTGACTATTGCATTTAGGTTGGTCACTGGCAAACCATCTGTATGATAAGTGGCCTTTGTCACAATGGTGCCGATGTCTAAAATTTTACTGTTCCACCAAGTTTGAAGCGGCAATTCTTCGACGGGTATTTTCAACAAGTAAGATGCAATCAATTCTAAAGCGGTGGCTTTGCCGGAAAAATGATTTCTTATTTTGAATGTTCCATAGTCCATACCTGTGGCTAAAGATATGGGGTTGGTTATCGGCTGTGTTACTGATATATTGGTGAAGTCGTAAGCCACGCATACCATCGGTATTGGCATATTGCTATCCTCATCACCTGCCCCATCAACAAGTGGTGTGCTAAAAGCCGGTGCTTTGTTATTGTAAAAATACAAGTCCGGAACATCAATTTCATCTTCAAAATCCCATAGTCCTATCGTATCTTGTGTTTTAGTAAATGGTTGTAAATTCGGTGCAACAATACCCCTGCTAATACGGACACTTTCAATAATTCCTCTATACTGTCCTCCTGTTCCACCAATGTAAAGATCTGATGAGAAAGACTGTGTGGTTCGTGTTTCTCCGCCAAAATCCAATTCACCAAACAACTCACCGTTGACAAATACTCTTAGCCCATCCCCTGTAAATTGAGCATTGATGTAATACATTGGGTTTTCACTTAAAGCCAAATCATGGGGCATAGTGCCCCCATTGTTGTAACCGACTACACTATATTGGTCTGTTCTTGGCGACCAAAGGTGCGGAATTGTTAATGTTTCAGTGACTTCATTATTCCCAGCGTTTCGTGTCAAAACACTGAAAATAAGATTATCGCTTTGTCGTATGCTACCGAATTTCAGTGTATAGCAACCCTCTTTATGCACTATGACACCACCACTATCGGGTATAACATAGGCTTCTATGGTAAATGCACCAATCAAATTGTTTAGCGGATTACCTTCGTTTGGTATGTGTCTTTGTCCTATCTTTGGCTCATCGCTGTTATACGAAGTAACCTTGTTAGTCAAGCCCTTTTTTTCCGGATGGCGACTTGAAAATAAATCAACACCGGTTTCTCTAAATGACCCAGTGGGAACCACTATACCATCGGTATAACCGTTTAGCCTAACGGCCTGTGTTTTTACCTTCTCCACCGCCATATCATCAAATCCCTATCAACTGTTCAACTGCGGCAAATCCTATGTTAAATGTATATACCGAATCACCTGCCGCATAGGCTGGGGTGAAAGTCTGTATTACACCGGGTATTGCCACCTTTTGCCGGAAAAAGGGATTCGGTCTATTCGGCACGCCTCCTTCAACAGTAATAGGATCAAAGGGTTCGGTGTTTTCTTCGGAGGGATAGTCCGTGCCCGGTCCGGAAGGTATGATAAATTGCCTCAAAACCTCACCACTTGCCCCAGCAGTTATCATGGATTCGTAAGGCACCCTTAAACCAACGATATACTTCTTTACCGATGCGGATTCATCTATGTTTAACAATTTAGAAACATCTAACGATGATAGCGAATCGGGCAATTCAACTAAATCACCAGTCAAGGCTTGCGGAGAAATCATACCACCACCAGCCGAAGCGTTCATGGTCATGTTTAGTAAATCTTGAACCTTATCGCCTTTGCTTTTTCGTGAACCGCTTACACCGCCAGTAAAAGCCGATACAAAGAATGAGTCAGTCCACACGCTGGTATTTGCTATCGTTACATCAGCCCTCTTTATCACTGGCCTATTGCCCTTTTCGCTTTTTACCTTATTTGTGATAGTGACCTTAGCGTTGCCCTGCCCTACTGAAAAATTGTTGCTCAATATTTGGTTTGCACCTGCGTTTATTGACACATCAACAAGGGTGTTTATCGCTACTCCCCCTCCATTGACAAGAACATTTGAAGCACCACCAAGAGCCGTTTGTATGGCTGTGGCAACAGCCCCTATGTTATTGGCCGCTTGTATGTTGATAGGGATCATAGATTCATTACCAACTACCGGTGATATTGCGCCAGTCTTGTCGAACCTCAAAACAATTGATTCGCCATTCCCTGCATCAACTTGACCAGCAGTGCTGAACACTATTTCTTTACCATGCAATTCATCTCTCAAATTTTGCCCAGTGGGAGATGTAATCGAAAGTGTGTTGCTCAATTGTGAAGCCCATGAAGTGTAATTACCTGTTGCTCTTGTCATATCAACAACGCATGATGCGGCACTACCAGCCGAAGCAAACTCATCATCAGTAATTATACCATCAATGGTAATCGCCAGCATATTACTATTGAGATCTAATGCGGCACGGGTGGCAACAATCGGTATAGGCCATGTCGCTACACCCCTTGTAACAGCAAAGGATATTGCCGAGGCTTTCAATTCAATAACTTGCCCATCTTTACGAATCAATTGTATCATTGGCATGACTAAATCCCCCTACTAAATCCACCTTGTCTTGAACGGTTCTTGAACAATCGCCCAACTTCTTCGCCCACCATTCGTGCTATCTTACGGGGGTCGCCATTCGCACCGCTTACATTGATGTTGACTGTGGTTTCTCCGCCTCCCAAGCCGCCCGCACTTTGTATTGTCACAGGTATGGTTCGACCATCGGGTAGTGGCACTACTGCTTCTGTGCCGTGCAATTCAGCAGGGTAGCCGGACTTAGGACCACTTACCACACCACCTTTTGCCAGTTTGAGTCCACCGATGTCAATTTCCGGAATATCCTTAAACGGATTGATTTTGTTAAATACACCAATTACTTTGTTCAATAACTTCAATGCTGGTGAAACAAAGTCAATTATGCTGTTAATAAATTGCTTGAAGAATGCTTTGACTCCGCCTAATACATCTTTCCAAACATCACCAATTGATATTAGAATCTCCTTGACCTTACCAAAGTCACCACGCAGTAATGCTACAAACGCACTAACAAGTTTCATGGCGGTTCTAACAATACCCATGAATACGGTCAGTATCATACCAAATGCGGCCATCAGCATTTTGTAGTAAGGTGCAACATACGGATATACGAAACGCACGATCCTAATTACAATAGAAATGATAGCCGCCGCAAGGAACACTACGGTTGCTATAATCTCACTTACTAACTGGATTATGTCACCTATGAAAGCAAATATGCCGGAATTGACCAAGAAATCCATAAGATATTGGAATAATCCGACAACCATATCGAAGAATTGTTGAACACCACCGTCACCAAGCGCACCCATTATCATATCCCATGCGTCAGCAAACCCTTCGTAAATTGTAACAATTCCGTCAAGCACTGCTTGTAAGAAACCGGACTCGGCTAATGCTGTAATTAAAGACATGATAACTTCGCTTATCATTGTCCAATAACCCATAAACAATTCAACCACAAATGTTAGCCCCTCAACAACCTTATCCACTACTGTTTGGAAATCAAGACCTTCGGGCAGTGTTAAATTGTCTTTGAGGGTTTGCCATGTTTCCTTTATTCTCGCAATAGCATCATCAATTGCACCCATCAGTCCACCGATGATTGGCAGATCTTCCAACCACTTTCTAAGTGAACCTCCACCTGTATCGAAAGCGGCGACGAGTAACATAACGACACCTACCACCCCCATCATTAGCCCCATAAGCGGTAGTATAGACATCAATAACCCCTTGAAGAAACCACCAACCCCTTTGACTACACCGCCAAGCAACAAAAATGGTGCGGCAAGGACTGTGGCCGCTACACCCATGCGCTCACTGGAATCTTCGGTTTTGTCAGCCGATTCTTCCATAGTGTTGCCTAAATCTTGTGCTGGCTTGTTGGCATCTGTGAAGGTTGAGGTTAGACTCTTTACGGCCATATCCACTTTCATATATGTTTTCATCAAAGGACCGAATACTTTGAGCAATACACGGGTTTTGTCCGGTAAAACTGTCAAGACATCGTTAAATTCTTGATAGGTAGCAATCAAATCCGCCATAGCGTAATTGTTTTGCTTTAACGAATTAGCCATCTTGATACCCCAGTTTTGCGTTCATGCGTTCAAAGAAGTCAGCGTCACTTGTTGTTTTTACGCTACGCCCCTTATTACCGCCCACATCGTTCTCACGCTTTAATTTCTCCATCTCATTGGCTTCGATTTCTTTATATGTGGACAAAATATAGTAATCCATGATTACCTGTTCGGGTGGCATGTTATCCCACGCTTGTGGAGAACACTTGAAAAAATGGGCGAGAAAAAACACTGGTAATCTGTGTGCAATCACTGGGATTTTGTATTCATCAATTGGCGAACCGCCCTCTCCATCCCAAGTCATGAATGACCGAACATCGTCAAGGGTTATCCCAAAGGGGCTGAACCGCCCGCAATACCACGCATCAAATCCTCAAACGAAGGCAGTAAAGATTGTAATGCTTCACCGACTTCGGGCTTGATGTTTAGCAATTGAGATGTTGTCAATGATGGTTCGGTCTTTTCAATACATGTTGTAATTACGAATTTCCAATACCCACCAAAGTCAATTTTTGGTGTCATATCTCCACCATCAGCACTAATACTAACGAATTTTGTCAAAGCGTTTTGACGCTCAAGCCAAGTCAATTGCTTGACCCACACTTTCATTTCGCCAAATGGCGTTTCAATTGTATGTTCGTCTGCTTCGTTTCCAATCAATAAATCATTCGCTGTCGCTTTCTCCGCCATCTGTTTCACCTTCGGTTACTGGCTCGGCTTCACCTGCATCATCTTCGCTCAAGCGAGCGATAAGATCTGCTTTCAGTCCGGTAGTATCAAGACCACGCTGGCTACACAAGACCTGCAATTCGGTCTTGTTCATATCGCCATATTCTTTGCTCTCCACTACCGGTGCCTCAACAGCCACTTCCGGTGATGATGTCGGTTCAACAACAGGAACAGTGCTTGCGGAAACTTCTATGCCTTGTGCTGAAACACCAACGCCTTCAATAATCCGGCCATTGGCAATAGTCCAATTCAAAAATTCCCTGCGCCCTGCGATTTCAACATATCCTGTTAGCCTTACCATTATTCTCACCCTTGTCATGCTTGTTAATTAACTTTATTCAAATGATGTAATACGGGTTATGCTCTTGAACCTTTAGATGTCGGACAGCAAACTCCACGCTTGCAGTTACCGGTCCTTTATCGTCGGGCATTGGATGTTCCGCTTTCATCAAAGTATAATCTTCAAGTGTAATTGTGCCTCTTTGTCTTGTGCCAGCCGAGCCGGGTTTGTTCAAAACCAGTGTGCAATCGTTTGTATTTATGTTGTGCTTACGGGTTCTTAATTCCTCAAAGAACCTATCATCTTCAACCAGTGCGGTGAATGTGAATGTGTATTCTCTTGCCGCCTCCGTGATTTCCGAAGCATACTGTGTAGCGGCTTCTTGCACCTGATCTGCATCAGCATACGCACCATCTGTGCCTCTAATGTAAAACTGTGCGGTGTTACCATTAGCAATACTGATGTTGACATCCTTTGCTCTCAATACGGTGGCACCAAAAGCACTGAATAACATGTGCTGGAATAGGTATGGCTTTTCGCCATTGACAGCGATACCGGACACACTACGCTTGGTTATGTCATTTGCAGTGTTCTCAAACATACGGTGCGGTGTAATGAATTGGTTGTTGGTGTCTTTGAACATGCGTGTTGCTTCAAAGTTAGTGGTCATTTTTAACTCACCTTCACTGTCAGCAGTTAGACTCAAATCACTCACTTTACAACCGGAGAACACCCGTAGCATTTGGTTTGTGCCCGGTGTTGTATCGGTGGTGCGGAATGATTGCTCAAAGCAAAAGGTCGGTAGTGTAGTGTAACCAAAGAAATTATGCTCAACACCATTCTTTAATTCGCCAGTGGACAATAGTGCTGGTGAGCCACGCTCATGCGCTACTGTGCCGTCAAGAGTATATTGTAGTCTTTCCACACCACATGATGCGGCTACATGGTCGAATAAGAATGGTTCTTCGACATAGATGTAGCCATGATCTTGACCGTTAGCACTACCCTTTCCGATAACCCTACGGATTTCATGTTTGTTTAATGTGGGTGCTGTAACATCAGCACCCGGCACTTGAACAGTATCTTTGTCGAAGATTTGAATGTAATCACCAAGAGTAAATTTGTCGGCATTGGTTGTTGAAAGTTTGATGCGTATATCGCCAGCAGTTACAGCAAGGGTTGGTTGAGCCAGTAAGTAAAGTGGCACACCGACAGTCTGTGCCCTTAGTTTAGCATCTGTATCAATGTCAGCCAAGCCATCTATTTGTGCGTTAGCCAGTGATGTATATGAGCCAAGTAAAGGCGCACCTGCGGCACTTAGCACCTTGAACAGCCCTGCGGCTGGTGCATCTTCAAAGATTGAAGCAAAGCCAGTGATGTTTCCACCAGCAGTGCTGATTTGTGCATCGGTAGCACCTGCCGCCGCAACGGTCAATCCACCTATCAATACATCTTTGCCAACATGTCCAGCAGTGTCAAGACCTGCTACACCTGTTCCAGCATTGTCAATAGCCGTTATAGTGGTGTCAAGAACCGGTGTGTCAAATGTGTTTTGTGCGGCGTATGTCATGTCGGTGACATTTGTTTTGAGATTTAATGGGGTTGCTGTTATAGTTTCCGAAGCATCACAGTGAGCAAACTCACCTACGCTCTTTGCAGTGTGTCCACCCAAAGCATATTTCCACATCTTCAATGAATGTGCATTCAAGTCCATAGAACCACCAGCAAGAGTTTCCTTACCCGATGTTAGGACATTGACATCACGCCCCATACCGATGATGTGTTGCTTTCTAACATCTATCTCCGGTTCGGGTAGCGTGAATGAGTTAAGCAATCCTAAGAATTGGTCAGTTTTGATTCTTTCATCGCCACCACTTGCTACTGCACCTGCTGTGCAATTGTGGTCGTATGTTGGAACACGCAGTGAATCAATAATGAAGAAATCGCCTGTGTTTGCAGTGGCCGGATTGGTTGCCAATCTCGGTGTGACGGTTATGGTAGCATCATCGTTTGCAGTGATGTAGTATGTTCGCTTTGTTGTTGGAAAGTGATCGGCAGTGAAAGCGTTGCTACCGCCCGATGAATAGATACGCAGTGTAGCACCAATCAACATACCATTGGGCACCATCATGTGCCCATCGGTGTCAACCCAATACATGGCTTCACCGATAGTAATTATACTACTGTTCTCGGTGTTGCCGTTGGCTGTTGACCAGCCCGATGTGGCACTACCTCCGCCCGCTACATTGGTTCCTTGTCCTACTAATCCGGTTTCTTTGCCCATAGATATTTCAATTAAATCTCCCTTGAATACTTGATTTACTGGCATATTTATCATCTCATAATGTTGGTAATGGTTGGGCGAAAATTATACATTCGGCTTGCATCGTGTATCGGAACAACCTCTTGCTACGGTCCGACAAGTCGGTTCGGGTCTTGAAGATTACCCTATCAAAGTTAACATTATCGCCCTTTCTCACCAAATGTAGTATGCGCCGAACCTCATCTCTAAGCGTGCTAAGACGCTTACGACTTTTTACGGTGCGTATGTCAATGGTAAGATTGATGTGTTCATTAACGAAGTCAAACAGCAATTCCGGCTGTGCTTCGTTATGTGCTGTTTCAAAGACACGAATAATGTCATGATCTTGTAGTCGTGTTCTTTTACCCTCGCCAGCCTCAAGGGTAGCAATATCCAAGATAGAAGGCTTGGGCGAAACATTCCAATTACTGTTCAAAGCAGTAACAATACCATCAATAGCATCGGTCATTGTTTCATCGCCTCCATAAATTTAGACTCGGCGGCCTTTACATCAAGTGCGAAAGGGCTTGCCTTTTTATGTGCCTCCATTACAACCGCTAATTCTTCTTCGGATTTAGGTTCAACGGTTTCAGCATCTTCACTATCCATGTTCTTTTCTTCTATCATTAGCCTCTCAAGGTGTGCTGGCTCACTGGCCTCTTGTGTTCGCATAGCGACAAGCAACTCTTTCAGTGCTTTACCAGCATCGTCACCAAACTGTATGAGATCTTCCACATCAACCACCCATACCTGCTACAATAATTGACTCTTGGAACGGCACCAATAACTTAGCAACCTCCGCTTCTAACTTTTGGTGCTTGGTGTTAATGTCCATGTTTGATGTTCCTTCGGGGAATAGCACCGAATAATCATCGGACATCAGTATATCCATGACTACCAATTTGGTGCAAGCCTCTTGTATTGAACCCTCAACATATCTCTCACCGTAAATATATGCACATCTCAAAGAATGGTTTTCAAAGAAAGGATATTCATTGTTGAATGCAATCATGCCGTTCTCTTCGATAGACCACCATGACTTTTGCCTTTCTTCGTCTGTGATGTCGCACTTGAATCTATTTTGCCTAATTACTACATCTTGAATTAGTGTGGCCGCATTGTCAAAGTCATTTTGTTCATCATTGACAATAGTGAATGTGTTGCCACTGCGAGTTACCAACGCTATCTTATTTTGATTTCCTACCGTATAATACACCAATGAATGACCCTTGACGAACCCTGTTCCATCGTCAACAGTAAATGATGTAACCGGATTTCCTGTTACTGAAACAACCTTGCTTTGTTTGGTGGTCGTTAGTCTTGCATCAATGACCACTGCTGTGTCGTTTGTGACAGCCAGTGTGGCATTTTCTCCACCTTCAGTGCTACGCATACTGCTAATCTCAATTACACCATCTCCCATATCGCTGTTAGCAAGTCCTAAAAATTCATTATGAACATTCAATGTGCTGTCGGAGGCTGATTCCGATTCAACGGTCAAACTACCTATTGGAACAGCCGCCTTGCTAAACGCAGGGTCTTTATTGACCAAAGCCGATAGGTTTTCAGCCGCACTTTTGTTATCAAAGTCGGCTCTCCATTTTGTTTGTGCATCACTGCCTTCGGTTAGGGTGGCTACACCATTAGCACCCGGACATAGCAGTATTGATTCGCCAACCATAGCCGTATGATCGTTGAATCTTAATGCCGCACGGGCACCAGCCATCTCACGATAATAGTCGCCTTGCCAAGCCCCCAACTTCAACACACGCTGGATAGCCCCCCTTTTCATGAATACTGCACCTACATAATCAGTATAGTATCGCCTTCGGAATGGCTTGAAAGTGGTAAAGTTTTGATATTCTTCGGCCACCAATCGGGGTCGCCATGAATGTCTTGTAACCTTGTCAATGTAATCTTGCCTGTTAGCAATTAAGTGCTTCACATGGTCAAGTTTTATGCCACGCTCATTACTGTTAGTGAACGCTGATTGGTGTTGAACATAGGCTTGGTTGTTTGTGGTAAAGGACTCCGGTGTTGTTTGGTCAGCCGCAACAGCCACCAAATATACCTGTCCGGCTGAACCGACTGATTCAATCCCTGTCAATTTGTATATGTTGCCGACAGCGTTTGCATTATCATACACAAGAACGCTCTCCCCTGCCGCATAGCCCCAGCGTCTAAAGTCAGCACCGGTTATTGGAAATTTGATGTAGTCCACTGTAAGGACTGTGGCAACAACAGTATCACCTGCTAAGGCCACAGGATCCGGCAAAGGCAATTGAAGATACTCGCTAACCTTTTCCGGTGTTGTATATACCGTTTCATAAGGGTATAACGGTGAATCGGGTCTATGTCCGGGTGAAAAGGACTTTGGCATTACCTAAGCCCCCTACTCAAACCATGACTACCAAGATTGAATCCCATAGGCGCACCACACGCACCACACTGGGGTGTCCAACAAAAGTGTAAGCAACCGCAAGTTAAGCACCGTGTTCCGGAACCTATGTTCTGTATGTCTTTGCGATCTTTGGATTTGAGCATAATACGCTTTGTTGTAGCATGTTTCATGTTTTCTTTGGAGAAAGGACTCTCCGATTCATGGATAGATGATTTGTTTGCATTGGCGATTTCCGCCATACGGACACGCCTACGCTTTTCAATGTCAATGACTTCTCCTAAGTCAATGTCCTCAATTTCCATGCGTGCCATTTGATGCCACCCCTTGAGGCAACATCAGCGACCGCCAGTAATAATGATTTCAGCCGTTGCACCGTCTAAATCACTGCTGTTGTTGGCTAATTGAATCAAAGCAAGTCCACCTGCCGCCGCCGCAGTGGGCTTGTCAACAGCGTTACCACTGGCTTCTGTGCTACTGGCAAACGCCATTATTTTCTTATTTGCATAATCGTATCTTAGTAAGAGTCCACCAATTCCTTTGTTTGGTATGGTTTTTACAATAATATCAACGCTATCGGGCGTTCCGACATACGCTGTTGCGTCAAATTCTTCTCCGCCTGTTGGATAAGAATTGTCAAATGTTACATTAACAAAAGAGGTAATTCTAGATCCTACTACATTGTTTCTTTTCGACTGTGTGATAGTTAGTGCCATGTTGCTCAACTCAAGGGAATGTGTCAGTGGTCATAAAGGTTGCTCAAGAATAAAGGATTGTCATACGGATTGCACCAGTGTCAGCCGCCCATGCGGCTTGACACGCAATAGTGAAACCAACTTTACCACAGACCCTACCAGTCCACGGTTGATTTTTGTTAATTACGGTTGCCGTGCCGCCTGTGTTAGTAACCTTTGGTGCGGCTGGTGTGCTATGTCCACTTAGTCCAACTGATACGGATAAAGCATGTTCCATAGTGCCTTGAGCCGCACCTTCATTGGTTTGAAATTTATACACACGGTTTGAGCCTTTGTTGGTAAAGTCCAGTGATGTAATAACATTACAGTATAGGTTTGAACCCCCGCTTAGAAGGGTGTAGTCTTTGTTGTCAATACCAAAAGAACCTTTTACAGTGTCAGCGTCATTGTTAGAAGTCAGTTTAGATTGACTCACATCTAAAATTACCATGTGTATGTCGCCATTCAAATTAACTTGTGCTGATGCGGTGGTGTTACCAGCAAGATCTTCTTGTGTGAAATCATAGACCAATCTATTGACACGGGTTCGACCAGCGTATCGTGCTTCGCCATCAAAGATAGTAAAGTCGCTTTGACCCATTACTGCTCACCCGCCGCATTTTCAAGAAGGGCGTGAGCCATTTCGGTGATTGCGGCCTTTGTAGCAGATCTTGGAACGCTTTGTCCTCTTGCTTTCATCCACTTGACCATCTCATTTCGTGTCCAAGATTCATTGAAAGCGGAGTCAGCACTGCTTGAATCGTCATTCGCTATGGCTTCGACCATTTGCTCGGACTTTTCAACTTCAACCACTGGTTCTTCAACCACTGGTTCCTCAACTACCGGTTCCTCAATCACTGGTTCAACTGCCTCAACCATCTTTTTGGTTTTCTTTTCAGTTTCAGTTTCTTCAAGAATAACTTTCCACTGCGGGTAGTTATCTCCTTTGAATCTGTCAGCCAATTCTTGAGGCACTTCTTGTATGGTTCCTCTTGCGAAACCACGCATTGTGCCGTTAATGGGAAATTCCACATACGCCCTGTGGCCTATGTATTGCAGTTTAGGCAACTAAAGCCCCCCAGCATCAAGCACTTGGTCCGTAGTATAACAGTGTAATTCTGTGAACATCATCAGCAA